TAAAACGAAGTGTAAGAAATCTAATTCAAACTAATCACTTTGAAAGACCATTTCATCCAGAATTAGGTGGAAATGTAAGAGCTCTTTTATTTGAACCTTTAAATATGTTTACTGCTATGAACTTAGAAAAAAAGATAGCAGAAGTATTACTAAATTTTGAACCTAGAGCTCAAATTAATCAAGTAAGAGCAGAACCTAATGTTGACCAAAACTCATTTTTTGTGTCAATAAATTTTAAGGTTGTAGGCATACCAGGGGTAGTAACTGTAGAAACAATGTTAGAGAGATTAAGATAAAATGGCTACATCAGCAAGTAATAAATTAGAGGTTTCAGCATTAGACTTTGATGATATAAAGTCTAATATAAAAATATTTTTAGCAAGTCAAAAAGAATTTCAAGATTATGATTTTGAAGGTTCTGGTATGGCCGTATTATTAGACGCTCTTGCATATAATACACACTATCTAGCATTCAACTCTAATATGTTGGTAAATGAAATATTTTTAGAAAGTGCTGATGTTAGAAAAAATATTGTTGCATTAGCAAAAGCATTAGGTTATACGCCAACATCAGCAAAATCACCTTTAGCTGAATTAGATGTTACAGTAAACAATGTACCAGCAGGTACAACAAGTATTACTGCCTCTAAAGGTACCACATTTAATACAAGTGTTGATGGTACAACTTACACATATTTAACAAACGAGGCGGTGACCATAACACCAACAAGTGGTGTTTTTAAATTTACTAATTTAAAAGTTTATGAAGGTACTTCTGTTAGTTTTTCTTACACAGTTAATTCTAGTGATGAAGACCAACGATTCATATTACCTAGTGATGACGCTGATACATCTACTTTAAAAGTAACTGTTCAAAACTCTGCTTCAGATACTACAACAGAAACTTATACACTAGCAACAGGTATTACTTCTTTAGATAGTACATCTAAAGTTTATTTTTTACAAGAAGGTGAAGATGGCAGATTTGAAGTTTATTTTGGTGACGGAGTTTTAGGTAAATCTGTATCAGACGGAAACATAATTACATTAGAATACATAGTAACAAATAAAGATGAATCTAATGGTGCTTCTACATTTACTTTAGCAGATACGATTGGCGGTTTTTCAGATGTATCTATTTCAACTTCATCTAACTCACAAGGTGGTTCAGAACCTCAATCAAAAAATTCAATTAGATATAATGCACCTTTACAATATTCAGCACAAGATAGAGCTGTCACCACAAAAGATTACGAAAGTTTAGTGCAAACAATTTATCCAAATGCATTATCAGTTAGTGCATATGGTGGCGAAGACGCTGAAACACCTGAATATGGTAAAGTCTTTATATCAATTAAGGCGGCTAGTGGTTCTACATTAACAACTGCCACAAAAAATGATATTGTATCTCAACTTAAAAAATATAATGTAGCTTCGGTAACTCCTGTGGTTGTAGACCCAGAAACAACTTCATTAGTATTAACAACAACTGCTAAGTATGATGAAAATGCTACAACTAAAACTAGAGATACTATAAAAACAGACATTACTGACGCTCTAACTGTTTACAATACAAATAACTTACAAAAATTTGATGGTATCTTTAGATATTCAAAAGTAGTTAAAACTATTGATGACGCTGACAACAGTATATTGTCAAACATTACAACTTTAAAAATGAGGAAAAACTTTACACCTACATTAGGTAGCGCTACAACTTACAACATTTATTTTAGAAATGCATTTTATAATCCTCATTCAGGTCATGACGCTACAGCAGGTGGTATTTTAATATCAACAGGATTTAAAATTACAGGTAATACAAATGAAATGTTTTTAAATGATGATGGTGAGGGTAATGTTAGAATGTATTACTTATCAGGTACAACTAAAGTGTATCAAAATAATACACAAGGTACAATTGACTATGCAAATGGTACTGTTACCTTAACATCTTTAAATATTGCCTCTATCTCTAATATTAGAGGTAGCTCATCATCAGTAATTGAACTAACAACAACTCCTAAATCTAATGATGTTGTTCCTGTTAGAGACCAAATTATAGAAATTGATGTTGCTAATTCAACTGTAACTGTTGAAGCTGATACTTTTGCAGGTGGTACAGCAGACGCTGGTACAACTTACACAACTACATCTAGTTACTAATGGCAAATTTTGATAAAAAAATATCCAACATTGTAAATTCACAAGTACCTGAATTTGTACTTAGTGACCATCCTAAATTTTTATCATTTCTAAAACAATACTACACTTTTATGGAATCAGGCGAACTGGTTTTAAAAAATGTTCAAGACACAGATGGTATTATTTTAGAAACAGAAACTAACCGTTCAGATTTATTATTACTTGACGCTGGTAGAATCGGCACAGGCATTGTTCAAGAAGACGCTGGCGATAAAGTTATTTTAGAAACATCATCAATTGGTAAATTTACAATTGGTGAAGTAGTAACAGGTGCAACATCAAATGCTACAGCAACTGTATTAGTAGAAAATTTAGAAAACAATAGATTATATATTTCACATCAAGATAAATTTATTGATGGTGAAACAGTAACAGGTAATTCATCAGGCGCAAGTGCAACTATCGTAAGTTATAAACCAAATCCTGTTACTACAATTCAAGACTTAGTAAATTTTAAAGACCCAGATAGAGTTATTTCTAGTTTCTTAACAAAAATGAGAAATGAGTTTTTAACAACTTTACCAGAAAATTTAAGTGGCTCTGTTAGTAAACAAAATTTAATTAAAAATGTTAAGTCAATGTATCGTGCAAAAGGTACAGCAAGAGGACACGAAGTATTTTTTAAATTATTATTTAATGAAGATTCAGAAACCATTTATCCTAGAGAGGAAATGTTAAGAGCTTCAGATGGTAATTTTAGTACAGAAAAAATAATGAGAGCTGTTGCAACATCAGGCGACACAAATAATTTAATAGGTAGAACAATTACAGGTCAAACTTCTGAGGCAACTGCTATTATAGAAAATGTATTTAAATTTAATATTGGCGGTACAGAAGTAACAGAATTTATTTTAAATGCAGATACATTATCTGGAACTTTTCAAATTGATGAAGAAGTTAGAGGTACTGAAACAGATGAATCAGAAACTTTTATTAAGGCAACTGTAACAGGTATACCTTCAACAGTATCAATTACAAATGATGGATTTTTATACAACACAAATGATACAATAACATCATCAGGCGGAGGCTCTGGTGCCATTTTTGAGGTAAGTGATATTGGTTCAGCAGGTGTTACCGAAGTTATTGTTGAAGATGGCGGTAATGGTTATGCAATTGGCGACACAGTTACATTTACAAACACATCATCAGGTGGAAGTGCAACAGGTTTTGTATCCGTTGTAAATGGTGGTATTAGATTAGAAGAAGGTACAGAATCATCATCAACTAGTCATATTGTTTTAGAAGACGCTACAACAGAAGGCGACCCATATACTGGTGATAAAATTGTTCAAGAACACGGAACAGGTACAGAAGATATAACAGATGTCTTTATTTCAAATCAAGGTTTTGGTTATACATCATTACCAACATTAACAATTACAAGTAATAGTGGTTCGGGTGCTAGTTTATTAGCTCACTCACCAGAACTTGGTCGTGTGCGACAAGTTAAAATTGTAGAACACGGAGTAAATTACGAAGATTCACCTACACCACCAGAATTAACTTTTCCAACTTATTTAATTTATACTAATAAGTCTGATACTTTTACAGTAGGCGAAACTGTATCAGCAACTGGTTCAGATGGTTCTACAACTATTACAGCAACTCATGTATCAGATGATTCAGATTCAAATGTTATAAAAGTTTCGGGTGCTAGTGGTACTTTTGGCACAGATGTTACTTTAACAGGTGGTTCATCAGGCGCTACAGCAACAATTAAAAAAGTAGACCAAGCAACAGGCACAGTTACCGTAGCTGCTGTTGTAGATACAGACGGTGTATTTTTAAATGAAGATGGTCATTTATCAGAAACAACTATGAGAATACAAGATAGTTTATATTATCAAGATTTCTCATATGTTATAAGAGTAGGTAGAAGTATCAACGACTGGCGTAAATCATTTAAAGATACAATGCATAGTTCAGGTTTCTATGTAACAGGTAGAATTAATATTCAAACACAATTAGACGCTCAAGTTCAACCAATTGAGGGTGCTATAACAAGTACAGAATATGGTGGTATCGCAGGTATTGTTAATACTCTATTCTCTACAATATTAGGTCGTAGACTAGGTACAGTAGATGATGGTACAACATTAAGAAGTAATCCTGAGTTAGGTGTTGGTGTAGATTTAACAGATTCTACAAGTGAACACTTTACAGCAAACACTAGAGATGTTAC